CACTATCACTAGGGGTGGTTTAGTCTATAAAATTGGCCAAATCTCCTTCGACCCTGCGGGGTCCACATACAGACTTATTGTGGAGCGTATGGGTTGAGTTTTTCATTAGACATTGCCTCATTTGCCAAAGAAACTGGCCTGGAATTGGAGCTAGTAACTCGAAAGATTGCCCTAGACGCCTATACTAGAGTCACTATAAAGACCCCCGTTGACACCGGACGGGCAAGGGCTAACTGGAATATAGGCGCGGGAAGCCCAGATTTGGGCGTGACCGAGGACACATCAAAGCCCTCCCCAAATCTGGCTAAGGGTGATGGCGATGACGCCATTTTCATAACCAATAATCTGGAATATGTCCATGAATTGGAAAACGGCAGCAGTAAAAAAGCGCCTGACGGGATGGTGGCCATCACAATGCTAGAATTAGAGGCGGGGATTAGAAATGTCCTTCGCTAGTGAAAGAACAAGCATAGAGTCTAGGTTAAATTCCAATTGGGACACCACGTCCATCCATTGGGAAAACGTAGATTTTAGCACCCCAAACAATTCAGCCTGGATTAGGATGTCCATTTTAAATGGGTCTTCAGATTACCGGGCCATAAATCATAAGAAGATAAACTTGGGTCTCATAGTCATTCAAGTGTTCACCCCCATAAACACTGGCACTGTAACAGCCAGAAGCTATGCGGACACACTTGCTGCCATTTTTGATGACCAGTCTTTTGATGATGTGGTCTGCGGAGTGGCCTCTATTGCCAATATTGGGACTTCCGATATTTGGTATCAGATGAACATTACTATCCCATATAGGAGGGATTCTTGATGAGCATGAAACTTTACCCACCCAAGGGCGGTGAGCCTGTTTTGGCCCACGACACTCAAGTGGAAAACATGAAAAGAAAAGGCTGGGTTGAATCTAACCCAACAATTACAACAAACGGCAAAAAAGCCAAACAGAAGGTGAAAGAAGATGGCCAATCATAAAGGTAGTGAAGGCGTAGTTAAGGTCGGCAGTGATACAGTCGCGGAAGTAAAGGACTGGTCATTTGACGAGACCGCAGATACCACTGAAGACACGGTTATGGGCGATGCTGCCAGAACTCGAAAGTCTACTTTGACTTCAGCTTCTGGTTCCATCAACGCGTTCTGGGACGAGACCGATACTGCGGGACAGGTGGCAATGTCTGCTGGCAGTGAAGTTGCATTGAAGCTGTATCCAGAAGGAGCCACCAGTGGTGATACTCTATATTCAGTTCAAGCTCTTATTACTAGTGTTTCTCGCAGTGCCACATTTGACGGCATGGTTGAAGCTAGCTTCAGCTGGGAATCAAATGGCGCGGTTGTTGCGTCTACTGTATAATGGGCGTTTTAGATAATGCCACGGCCCATTTTGAGGCCATGGGCATTCGCCAGATCGAAGTATCTGAATGGGACACAGTAATTCACTGTTCCCCATTCACCATGAATGAGAAGCGAAAGTTACTCAAAGTGGCAAAGAATGATGATCTGGAGTTTTTGGTTAGGGCACTCATCATGAAAGCGAAAGATGCACAAGGCGACCCAATGTTCGACTTGTCTGACAAAGTAGCTTTGATGAATGGCGTGGACCCGGACGTGATCACCCGTGTGGTCACTGAAATCACCACCTCCCATTCTGTCGAGGATATGGAGGGAAACTAGCAGCCGACCCTGAGCTCATGGGACTTTATTCCTTAGGTGATCGGCTGAGAATGCCCATACATATACTGGCAGAAATGCCAGTTGAAGAGTTCAACGGCTGGGTGGCCTACTATAGGATGAAAGAAGATGGCGGTAAATAGGCTAGCAATACTAGGAATCAAGGTAGACCCCACAAAGGCCATATCAGGTGCCCGCAGGGCGAATGCCGCCATTGCTGGGGTGGGCCGTGCAGCCGCCAATGTAAAGAATAGAATCTTCAGTCTCCAAGGGGCCTTGGTGGCCCTTGGCGGTGGGCTGGTGGCTAGGAGTTTTTTCCAAACTGCCTCTTCAATGGAAAACCTGAAGATCCAACTCAAAACGGTCACAGGCTCTGCTAACGATGCGGATAAAGCTTTTGTCCGCTTGACTGATTTCACCACCCGGACCCCTTACGAAATAGACCAAGTCGTATCTGCATTTACTAAACTCAAAGCATTTGGCCTAGACCCAAGCGAAGAAGCCATGACGGCTTTCGGCAACACTGCTGCTGCTATGGGCAAAGACCTCAACCAGATGATAGAGGCTGTGGCTGACGCAGCGACCGGGGAATTTGAGCGATTGAGAGAGTTTGGCATCAAGTCCAAACAGCAGGGCGATGAAGTGTCGTTCACTTTTCAGGGCGTAACTACCACAGTTAAAAAGAATTCTGAGGCTATTCAGGGCTATTTGATGGACATAGGCAACAACCAATTTGGCGGTGCCATGTCAGATCAAATGGATACCATGAGTGGTGCCATATCTAACCTCAAGGGCGATTTTACTTTATTTCAAGACGAAATGATGAACAACGGCCCATTTGATATTCTCAAGGGCTTGCTTAATTCTGTCAGTGAGTCTCTATTTGGCACCGAAGGTTCTTTATCTAGCAACGCAGCAGCAGCTGGCAAATCACTGGCAGAGTTTGTCCAACGTGCCTCTTTAGGCGTGGCCAGATTTAGTGACAACATGAAAGTTTATGTTGATGCCATATGGAGTTCAGTAAGTGGTCTTTGGAATGAGTTTTTGAAGCTCCCCTCGCAGGTACAAGGGATTGGTATTGTGGGCGTAATGCTCGGTGGCTTCTATTTGAAGTCGTTCATATTTGGTCTACTTGCCAGCATCAACACTGTCAAAGAATTCTTGGGAATGAGCACCGTTGATAACGTGATGCTAAATGATTTAGAGCTGATGACCGCTGAAATCGATAGGCTAAATAATAAACTAGGCAACCTTAACCTCAATAACCTTGGCGGCAGTAAGCTAGCGGAAAAGCTCTCTGCACAGGCTCAAGTGCTGATGGATGCAAAAGCGGCCCTAGAAGGTGGAGTCAGTGACGGTGGAGGCGGGAAGCTAGCCCCAATGGGCGCCCCTTCACAAATGCCTGCTATCACTGACGACATGGGTGCCAAAGAAAAAGCTTTGATCGAGTTTTACAATGGCATTGCAGAAAAGAACGCTTTTTCTTTGAGAGAAGCGGCTTTAATGGAGAGCCTGAAAGCCGAAGAAGCCATTGGCATTGAGAAAGAAGCCAACGCCACGAAGAAGTCTATGTTTGGTGCAAATATGGGTGAGATATCGGCCATACACAGGAAAAACCAAGAGGAAATGGCCCACACCACGGCTGTTTTTGAAGAGCGCAACGCGGAGTTGAATGCCGCAGCAATGGCACGAAAAACCGGAGCATTTAACGAGTTTAAAGATTCCTTCAAGGCAGGATGGGCCGAAATGGAAGAGAATTCTATGCCCATTATGCAGCGCATGGGCGATAAACTGGCCGAAATATTTGGTCCGGGAGGCACGTTCGCTCAAGGCATAGGCGATGCCACGGCAAATATGCTGTTGCTCGGAAATAGTGGCGCAGACGCAATGAAAAAGTTAGGTCAGGCCATAGTGACCCAAGTGTTGTCATCTATGATTGCCATGGGCGTTCAAGCGGCACTCAACTATACCAAAGACTTGATATTTGGTGCGGCTACTACGACTGCATCCGTGACTCAAGCTGGCATAGTTGCAGCAGCATGGGCCCCGGCAGCGGCAGCGGTATCATTAGCCAGCTTTGGTAGTAACGCAGTGGCGGCTAATATCGGCATGGCGTCATCTTTTGCAATGGCCAAGGGCATGTCAATGACAGGGGCACGTGAGCGCGGCGGCCCAGTCCAACGGTCCGGAACGTATCTTGTCGGAGAGAGGGGGCCTGAATTGTTTACTCCAGGCCAGTCTGGGGGCATAACGTCTAACCGAGATATGAACAGCGAGAGAAGCAATACTGCTAATGTAACTTTCAATATCAATGCCATTGACACTTCGGACGCGGCTGACTTGATTTCGTCACAAAGGGGTGTTATAATAGGTGTCATAAATCAGGCATTGAATGAACGCGGGAGGGCTTCTTTAGTATGACATATCCAGTGACGCCAAAATTTTCTGCCATTGAAGTAAAGAGTATCGACCCCACTTTAATCTCCGAGTCCATAAATGGCCGCACTCAAAGCCGGAAAATGGGCAGCCAAAAATGGGAATTCAGTGCATCGTATCCCCCCCTTACTAGAGCTGAATTCCAACCAGTTAGTGCCTATGTTGATTCATTGAGAGGTCGCCACACAGTATTCACAGTGGTTCCAACAGAGATTTCGTCCACTGCTGGTGCCAATGTCTCGGGCGTAGTCACCTCCACTGGAGCGGTGGCTGTGGGAATATCCTCCATAGCGGTGACTGGGCTGACTGGGACCCTGAAAGCCGGGGATTTCGTCAAATTTGCCAGCCACGATAAAGTATACAGACTCACGGCAGACAGAGCGTCAAATGGAACTGTTGCAATCGTACCTCCTCTAGTGGCAGCGGTGTCGTCCAGTGAGCAGCTTATATACTCAGATGTTCCGTTCACTGTAAGATTGAAAAATGATGTTCAGTCATACAGTATAGGGACTGACATGCTCCATAAATTTGAGGTTGATTTTATTGAGGCGTTGTCGTGAGTAGAGGCATTCACGCTGACGTCATCACGGAACTGGCCAAAGATTCGTTTGACATGGCTCACATTGTGACCGTGGACTTTTCGACTAAATTATACCTCACAGATTTTGCCCGAGATATTACGTATGGGTCCGATGTGTACACAGCCAGCAGCCATTTGTTAGATTTATCCGATGTAAACGAGACATCAAATGTCCAATCCAGCACGTTCACATTAAATTTATCGGGAGTTAACCAATCTTTTATCTCCATATTGCTGAGCGAGAACTTCATAGATCGTGCTGTAACTATTAGTCGAGTTATATTGAACTCGTCAGGCGCGGTCATAGGTTCCCCCATTTCTTTTTACACTGGCCGCATGGATGGATTCGCCATTAAAGATGACGTTAAAACAAGCC